TCATATCGCAGGACTTTCCAAAGAACCTTCCGTTTCCTGTTTGGGTGTAAATTGGACAGCTTTTGCGGCTGCATACTTTATACCTTCCCCGTCTGCACTGGTATTCTCAGCTCGGCTCTTATCCACGATACGGACAAGCACAATAGATATTGCAGTTCCGATAGGGGTAAACACTACCGTCCAGCAAGCTAAGGCACCGGTGTACTGATATTTGATACTCAAGACTGCAAGAATAAATCCTCCTACGAGTCCTATGAGTAACAGGAATACCAGTAAAACAGCCAGACAGTTAGTAAAGCCGAGCCGTTCCAGCAAGACAAGAAAGCGGCTTTTGGTAGGAGCCACCCTCTTGCCGGTTCCCATCAGGCCAGACCGTGTTCTTTTGCGAAGCGATAAAACAGCACAGCCGCCTGTTCACGAGTCAGAGGGTCGGCCCACATCATATTAGGCTGACCATCTACGGTAGTACCGTTACCGGCAAACAGACCAACTCGGATTGCCCATTCACGAGCTTCGGCACTCCACTCGCCGCAATCGTTGTCTTGGAGACTCTTACGATACTCATTCATGGCGATTTTGAACTTCTCATTGAACTCAGTCTGAGTCATCTCTTCCTCTTCCTTTCCGCTCAGGCGTTTATTAACCTCTTCTGCGATTTGACCATGCCGAGAGTAGAGGTATTCTCCCGGACAGCTTTTGTTGGCGAACCACCGGTGTACGGTCATGACCATTTCATTCGCCTTTGGCGTGTACGCCAGCGTCTTGTCCTTGTCCCTAAACCATAAGAGCTTGGTCTTGCCGTTTCTTCGGCAAATATCAGTAACAAGGTCAAGCATGGCGGCAAACGCTTTTTCTGTAACGGCATACGGCTCATTACTTTCACTCGCTACTTCCAGGGTGATTGCACGATGGTCATTGGCAGAAGAAGAGCTGCACCAGGAACGGTCACTCTCGCTGACACACAGACCGATACTCCCATCATAACCAACGACATAGTTACAGGACGCTTGCTTGCTGGTGGGTTGAAAAACCTCACAGCCCCTTTTTGCCGTAACCTGACCGACAAAACAATGAATGGTAATGCGGTCAATGGAATGGTTACGGGGGCTGTTTTTATTTGGAGAAATCAGGGTGTAGGTTGCTAAAGTGCTGTTACTCATTCTTCTCACCCCACCCCATAATCTCACGCAGCTTATCAAATCCAAACATTGCGGCATACGCTACCATGAAACCGATCACCACGAAAGATACAACGATGTACCAAGTGATAGGCAAAGCCTTAATCTGATAATAGGCAAAACCGGAAACCATAGTGAGGGCAATAGCCACAATCAGGGCCAAAATATTTGTAGGCAACTTGTCCCAGGTTACCTTCTTTGCAACCTCGACAATCACATTAGTGAGAGCTACCAGAACACCGATGATGGGGATAATAACAGACAAATCCATAATAAATCTCCCTTCTGTTTAGTGTGGTTAGTGAATCATTTTCGGTTTTTCACATAAACTCTCTTATAGGAACGCTCTCTAATAGGGATTTATAGCAAATTGCGAAAATGATTCACTAAATCCACTACAAGTCACTGAAAATATTTGGTCATGCTCCTTTGTGGAACTTTTCAAGGTCGGAAATACGATGGTTGATGACCTTGATCTGCTCTTCCACAACGGGCATACGCTTTGCGAAGTTGTTGTGTTCCCTAACTTCACGGGTAAGCTCGTCCAACTTTGTTTCTGTGATTGCCTGTTGCTTATCCAGCTTCAAGTCCATTGTATGAGAACTCTTGTTGCTGGAATAAACAACACCAATCAGAGCAAGTCCCCCCGTGATGATAGCCGTAATAATTGACTCGATCATTCCAGACCTCCTGCTTACACCACGGAGTTAATGACTTCACTCACAACGGATTTCAGGTTAAACAGGTTAGGAACCTGTTCCAGAGTGAATACACCACACAGAACCAGGCTAATCCAAGTTTTGACCAGGCCGCTGTCCTTCGTAAACTTCATTATCACTCACCTCCTTCCATTACAGAAATGACTACCTCACGCAGATTGCTCAGGTGGGGGACTTGCTCGATGGTATAGGAACCCTGTTTGATAAGGTTTACCCAGGTTTTAACCAAACCGCTATCTTTGTTGAACATCTCCGTTACCTCCTGTTATTCTGAATAGGGAAGTGCGCTGGCAATCAGAATAGATAACTCCGCAAGAGCGGTATCAATCTGAATTTGCTTAGCTTCCTGAGCCGCTGCCTGTTCTTTCTGGTAGGCAGCTTCGCTGATCTCACCCAGGACAACCGTCTCAGTTCCTTCCAGCTCGTCCTTGCCGTCCAAATGGTAGACCGTACCTTCCAGTACGACACCCTGAGCGTTATGGGCTTCACAAAGGCCATAGCTGCCGTTATCCTGCTTTCTGACCCAAACAGGGTTCGTAACTGTTGCCAGAACAGTTTCGCCTTTTAACATTCGATACATTGCTTTCCCAACCTTTCTTATTCGGATAGAAGCCAAACATGGATTTGAAATACTGATTGGTGCGCTCTCTCACCTTAAAGCTGTTGCCTCGTTTCATGTGTCCGTGGTAGCTGTCAATGGAATTGCGGATGTCCGACAGAGCCATTTCACCTCGTTCGACCTTCCCGTGGAAGGAGCGGAGCTTGCGCCGAATGAGCTTAGTGGAATGAGGGTTCATCTTCAAAATCACCTTACCTTGCGGGGTGATGATGAACTTGGTCTTCAACCACCGGTAGAAATCGGCCAGAGGAATTACCCGAGTCTTCTTCCAGTTGAGCCGCAGTCCCAGATGCCGTGTGACCTCTTCCAGCCCGAGCATACATTCACCTTTCAGGTAGTCCAGGTCTTCGTGAATGGCATAGCCGTCATCCATGTACCGGGCATACCCTTCAATCCCCAGGACTTCTTTGAAATAGTGGTCAACCGGACTCGGCAACAACAGAGCGTTTGTCTGGCTGATCTGACTGCCCAGGCCGAGGCCCACGGGGCCAAAGTCTGCGATAAAGCTGTTGTGCAATTCCCGAACACGGTCATCGTGGAGCCGCCGTTCCGCTTCCCGCAGCAACGGGGCATGGGGAGCGTCATCGAAGAAGCTCTTGAAGTCGTATATTAGGATGCCGCCGCTCAGGCCGTGTTTGCGGAAGTGCCGTTCCAGATGATAGACCATGCGCCGTAGGGCGAAGTCCATGCCTCGGTGTTTCAGGCTGGCGGAATTGTCGTAGATGAAAGAGGCGGAGTAGATCGGAACAATACAGTAGTCACATAGGCACTTCTGAACCGTCCGCTCCGAGATGTGGACAGACCGGATGTGCCGTTTCTTCCCTCGCTCCATGATGTAGAACTCATGGAACCCTCGGTGAATGAAAGTGCCGTTTTTCAGGGACAATAGGGTGAGGGCCACATTCGGTATCAGATCACCGATATACCGCTGAGTCGAACTTTTCCAATACACTCCTTTACAACACTTTTTCGCTGAGAGATATAGATGCCGGAACGAAAAGACTTCATCGAAATCACCACAGGCCATGCTTCGTTTAAGTCGGGCCTCGTCCCTCTTTGCTTTCCTGCGTTGATAACGGATTTCCCTTCGTTCCTCGCTCGTCATAAAAAGGGTTCCCTCCGTACAGTATTATTGTGGGGTACGGGGTCTAACTGCATAGTAGTACCAGCCATGAAATGAGCTACCGTACAATCGCTCACCATGCAAGCAGCGTCCGGCTGACCACATCGGAAACTCCCGTTGCCGGAATGGGCATATTTCAGGCGATATGCCCGGATGTTTTAGCCTTTCGGCAGGGTACAAGTCCTCCCTCTGCAAAAGGTGCTGATTTCACCCAAAGGGGCTACTACGACTGACCTATACGAAGTTGCAGAGTCCGAAGGACACGCCATTACTGTTGTTGGCGTTGTTATTGTTGGCGTTGCCCGAACTGTTCACATTGCAGAAATTGTTGGTGTTGCCGGAATTAGGCGACCGCTCCGACCAGTTGCTCGCAGAACAAGCAAGGATTACAGGACTTGACCCATATCTGAAAACTCACGCCGGGAGGCTCTTAAACCTCTCGTTGTCAGCTTTCTTCACTTTGGCGATCAGCTTCGCTTCCTCTACGATGTATTCCCCGAACTCCTGCATGGCATGGTCAATCCAGGGGCATTTCTCGGGGTTTTGAAGAATAGCATCGTAGAGCAAGGTCAGCTTCGGACTAAGATTTTGGAGGGCAATGTTGGCTCTCGTCAGGCAGTCCCGGCGCATCTGAGCCTCATGCTGGTTCTTCGGATAGATATTGTTCGCTGCCCGAACCTCGTCATGAACCGTGGTGGCGAGAGCCATGAGCTTGTAAAGGAGATAAGGGCCGTACCGCTTGGGAGCCTTGGTGACCACCGAGAAGGTATGCGCTTCCAACTTCCTTGCGGTATCTACAAACTGCATGGTACTTTCGCCACGCATGGCCTTGATGACTGACATGATTTACCCTCCTACGCCGCCCCTTCCGGGGCGGGATTATACAGATATTGGATTAAACGCAGAAGCCGAAGGACACGCCACGACTGTAGTGGGCGTAGTCAGCGGAGGCGCTGCCCGAACTGTTCACACTGCAGAAAAAGCTGGTGTCGCCGGAATAAGGCGACCGCTCCGACCAGTAGCTCGCAGAACCATTGACCTTCTTAATCCGGCTGTTACCGGCCTTGTACCATTCGTACTGCGTACCCTCACCGGCGACCGAGTAAGTGGTAGTGCCAAAAATCTCAATCTCGGACAGGAGGAAGAGGTCATCATTGGTCTGCTGGGTTCCAGAGGAAGAGCCTCCACCGGTGCCGGACTTCTTCTTGACGGTCTTGATGACATTGCGAAGAGTTGCCGGGAGCTGGCTCTTGTAGGTTGACATTCTGCCTCTCATGGCAGAGCCGTTCCAGCCGCCAGTATTGGTGTTGCTGCTGTTCATCTGCTGGGTTTGGTTCAGGCAGTCCACAAGCTGGAAGGAATAAGCGGCTTTACCGCCAGACACCTTATCGTCATGGTTGAAGCCAATGATCTGCACCTCATAATTGGTGCCACCGATATTGACGGTCTTCGAGTCGCCCGCCTTGAAGAACTGCTGGGCCATGCCCAGACGGCCACAAATGTCAATGTCTGCCCAATCCGTGTCGTTCAGGTTGTCCCCAATCGTAAAGGGATAGACATAGACGATGCCGATGACCTCCAACTTCCACTGTTTGGTCTTCTGGGAGCTATCGAAGGTGTACTTGATTGTCCATTCTCCCAGCTCCGTAGGATAGAGAACCGCTTCGCCCCCAGACACCATAGCGGTCAGGGTCTTGCCGCCTTTGCTCATGGTGACCTGGGTGTCATTGTCGGCAATCACATGAACCTCGGCAGGAGAACCCTTCTGGCTCAGGGCATACAAAGCGTCATTCACCGTAGGGTCAGACTGACTTAATTCCAGAGCGGCCTTTGTGGTATCGCTCAGGAGGTTGGCTTTATTCAGAGCGGTGCCAACTTCATTACACCCGGAATTTGCTCCGGTGGTGTCAGTATTCAACTGCACATCAAGATAGCCCTGTCCGGCAAGAAGCTGTTCCCGCCATGCTTCAAAGGTTTCGGGCATATCGGAAGGGGCCTTGATGATACTGGACTTTCCGTTACCCTTGATGCTGGTGTCTTTCATACTGTAAGTTCCTCCTTATTGTCCACAGTACATCGTCCCGGAATAGCGGAACGCTGCGGTTGTCTGTGTAATTCGCTGGTCAATCATCCAAAGCAAAAGTTCCATATCATTTGCCGTCTGATAGGTCAACTTATCAAGAGAGTTCGGCACAGACGGAGCATCGTCCGGCAGAGAGAGCTTTGCCCTCAATTTTGTCAGACAGCTCAGAAGATTGCTCACCTGGCTTTGTGTCGGGGTATCGCCCATGACCCAATCCACCTTCGGAATAATAGAGCTGTCATGAATGTCTAGCTCTTTCATTCGCTCCACCAGATAGGCGATTGCCTCTCCCAGCCGGTTGAAGTCTGTGTAGTTATAGGCACCTTTCATCCCGGCCAGGTATTCGGCTTTTTCCTCAGCGGAGAGGGCCGCAAGCCCTCCCGTGAGGATTTTGTTCTTTAGGGTATAAACCCGGTCTACATCGGTCTGTGTGCGGTCGTAGACAAGCTCATTGATAATACTCATATCAAGCCTTTCACCTTCATCTTTCCGCTCAGAGAGCCGTTAAAGGAGATTTCATCCACCAAGATCAGAGCGTCCATTTCATCGGTGTACCGGGTTTGCAGACCGATAATGTCGCCAACCTCCATTTCCGGGTTTCCACGGTAATCTGCGTCATAGGTGTTCCGCATTTGCAGATAATTCTTCACATGGTTTGCCAGAGCGAGGCACATACTGTCATTGGTGATTAAGGGGTTTTCCTCCTTGTCCACTTCTCCGGTAAGAGCTACGGGGTAGGAAACGACCACCGAGTTCTCCTGCAAAGTTCGTCCGGTAATGGTCACGGTTTTGGTGCCGGAGGATAACACCAAGTCCGCAGCTCTGGCGTAAATGTTGGAAGATACCAGTGTTCCGCCAGACACATTGATTTGAATATCTTGTGCAAGACCAGAGAACTCAACATGAAGTTCAGTTTCGGTGGTCGTTTCCTCATAGAGATTTGTGATGCTCTCGCTGGCGGCATAAGAATACCGGGCCACGGTAACGGCTTTCAGCTCGTCAATTTTGGAGATCGCCTGACTATTCTCTGCGATAGAAGAGAAATCCAAGGTGAAGTCCGTTTCCCGGTAATAGACCTTACTGACCCTCATTCTCCGATAAGGGAGGCCGCTCAGGAAGGACACTTCAATTTTGGTACAATCAATCGCCAGAGAGGAAGATACAAACACTTCCACGGAATTGACCGGAACCGTCTGTGTGTCCAATAGAACAGTGTCCTTGTAATACTTCACCTGAATAGAGGTGGGGTACTCGTCCATGGGCGTATCAAAGCGGATAGCGACCACAGGGAGGTCATGGGACACATCAAAGGTTCTGGTAAAGAACGGAGCCGTTGTGAATGTCCCTTCCGCATTGGTCATGGCTTCACTGATATACCCTCTCCCGTTAGGGTCATCATCGGGGATAATCACTTGATTGCCGCCGTCCAGCGTCCACCGGTTCAATTCAAATACGGCGTAGGTGTTCTCGCTGGTATTGCCCTTGTCCACCGTTTCCCACTCGCTGTACCAGAGATGGCCGTTATCGGCCCACTGACCGCTGTAAATGCCCGTCACGGTCACACCGAAGGGTTTGATATGGATGATGTTGTCATCGTCCGTAAACAGGCGGCAACGGGCCGCATGAGCGATTAACTGCAAGCAGTTCATGTGCGTGTCGATGGGAAGAGCCGCCGTGGTGAACATCTGCTTCAAGCTCTCGTCAATCTCCCAAGGGTGCGTACCCTGTTCCGTCAGGGTCAAATCAGCGTCCAGCAAGACTTCCTCCGCCATGGCAAACAGGTTTTTAGAACCGAGTTTGCTTTTGTAGAAAGTCTTTGTCAGGCTCCCGATCAGGCCGGTTCCGTTGAAGGTTGTCTGGTTGTCTTTGGTGGTAGGTTTACCGTTCAACACATACTTGTCAGATTTAATCCATTCCACGGAGCCGTCCGGCAGCTCATAGCCGAATTGAATTTCAATGGGAGAGTTCTTATCCACATAAGCGTAGATGCCAGCCGGATTATCGGGGTCATAATTGTGTTCGTAGTCAATGATGGTGAACTCCATCGTTTCGGTAGGCAGTCTGCGGCTTAGAGGGTCAACATCATGCTTTTGATGAGTGGAAACAATATCTTTGTTCACAAACTGCTTGTTTAGGCCGTACAGAACCTCTTCCAGCCGGGGCCTACTGTACGGTAGAGCCATATCGAAGGTGATAGTCACCTTATCCACTTGGGCCGCTCTCGTGTTTACTACGGCCTCTACGCCGGTCACAGGCACCACCTGGGTATCGACCAGAGCATTGCTCAGGTAAAACCTTGCGGTAATCTGCAAAGGCCATTCCTGATACCTGGTATCAAAGGTCAGTGTCAGGCCTGGGAAGGTGTGAGTGGTGGAGAACTGTCGGGTAATGACTGCCGGGGTGCTGAACGCTCCCTCTGCGTCACTCATGTGGCTGGACGCAAACCCGTCTTGTACCGTTCCGCTGGTGGGAAGGAGAAGAGCCTTACCGTCCAATGCCCACCGGTTCAATTCCAAAACAGCATAAGGGCTTCCGTACTGATAGGGATAATCCACCGTTTCAAATTCAGAAAAAGGCATCTCCCCATTGCTTATCCACTCACCGTCTGTTGTGGCTGTCGTGTCCACATTCCCGAAGGTGATACGGACATAGGAGCGGTTGCGAAGGAGGCCACGCATACTCAACTTGTAAGCGTTACTTACAGATTTCATATCGGCCCTCCTTACAACGGCTCTCCGCAGTCAATGAGATTAACTTTGCAGTTAATGTAATCAATGGGAAGCTGCGTTTCCGGGTCAAGATGGAACGGCTCTGCCGTCCTGTCACCGGGGTACATCTTCCTGGTAGTCCATGTGTTGTTCACCATATCCGGGTAGGTTACAGTGACATAGAAATTTTCAAATTCTTTTAGGATTGCCGACCACTGTTCAGCAGTTAGATACGCCCATTCCAGGTTACTCAACTTCTGCTGTTGCCGCCCTACCACTTGACCAACTACCACCGCATTGGCATTTCGAGCCGAGTCTACGATGGTAGCCGTCATCATGTTCAAGCCCCGGCGGGGGCAAGGATAGGGCTTCCCGTTGATCTTGATAAAACTTGCCATACCCTTTGCCCCCTTAGTAGGCGTTTGCAAAGGCACCGTTATTTACACGGACACCTCGGTTTCGTTCATATCGGTCATAAGAACGACCGATTACTTCATCTCCAATGGACACGGACAAATCCTTGTCCTCGACAACGCTCATGAGAGCGTAGATCGCAGCAATCACGCCGTCATTAGCAACGCTGACACCGGCAGAGATACCCTCAACAATCTGATCGTTGTTGGCAACCGCAGTCCTGCGACCAATGGAACCAACCATCTCGGCTCCGGCTTCTCTTGCAATGAAGAGCTGCCCTTCGTCCGGGAAGCCGCCGTCCTCAAACATGGGGATATGCGGGATGTTGACCAGACGAATATCAAAAGCCGGGATAAGGGTAATACCAGCAATCGTCAAACCGCTGAACTGAATGTGGAACAAATCATTGATTGCGTCAATGACCCCGTTGATAAGGCAAATGATGGAGTTTGCCATCTGCTTTACAAATCTGGTAATGGGGTTATCGTCCAGTGTCCACGCCGCATAAGACAGGGACAATCCGGCGGCAAGCACCGCAAGTCCAAGACCAACGCCAGCACCGGAAAGCAGAAGCAGAGTACCGAGAACAATCAACGCACCAGACAAAATAGCAGTAATGACGGAAACGGTTTTTCTGATCGCATTGGCAACGGTATCCCAATTCACTACTGCCGCAGAACCAAGAGCCAATGCACCCAGAGCCATCAAGCCAAGACCCAAGGGCAAGGCCGCACCGCTGAGTGCCAAAATAGCACCCACGCCTAACAAAGACGCACCTACCACAGTAGCAATCATGGTGATCTTGTCCTTTACACTATCAGACAGGTTGTTCCAGTTCGGGACAATCGCCGTTCCCATCATGAGCGCACCGCCAGCCAGCAGCGCAAGGCCCAGGGGGATATTCACACCGGAGAGAGCCAAAATAGCACCCACGCCTAACAAAGACGCACCTACCACAGTAGCAATCATGGTGATCTTGTCCTTTACACTATCAGACAGGTTGTTCCAGTTCGGGACAATCGCCGTTCCCATCATGAGCGCACCGCCAGCCAGCAGCGCAAGGCCCAGGGGGATATTCACACCGGAGAGAGCCAAAATAGCACCCACCGCCAGCAGAGCAATCGAAACGGTTGCCGTGATAAGAGCAATGGTGTCCTTCACCTGATCGCTCAGTCCGTTCCAGTTCAAAGCTACCGCCGACACGATGGACGCTGCTCCCACCGCCATCAACGCAATGCCCAGGGGAAGACTGCCGCCGCTGAACGCCAAGATGGCACCAAGGCCGAGCATTGCGGTTCCTACAATCAGAGCGATTTGTGTCATGGGATTTTTGACAGCATTCACCAGAGTATTCCAATTCAGAGCCACGGAAGACGCAATGGCTACTGCTCCAATTGCCATGAGTGCAATACCGAGAGGGGTATTAACACCAGTAAGCGCAAGCATAGCACCTACCGCCAGAGAAGCACCCGCAAGGATACCCGTAATCGTGGTCAGAGCGTCAGTGATATGCTGATCGCTACTGTGCCAGTTGACCACGGCAGCAGCGGCAAGACTTACTGCACCAACCGCCATAAGAGCGATACCCAATGGGATATTTGCACCGGAGAACGCCATGATTGCACCCAATGCTAACATAAATCCAGCAACTACACCGGTAATGAGGGCCAGAGTGCTTGCAAGCTGACTGCTCATACCGTTCCAGTTTACAGCGATTGCCGCAGCAAGACCGACTGCACCAGCCGCCATCAAACCAACACCCAGAGGAATGTTGGCCCCGGTAACTACCAAGATCGCACCAATAGCGAGAAGAGAACCGGCACAAATTACGCCAATATCAGCTAGGACTTTTTCAATCATGGCCTTGATTTCTCCCACTTTAGTGCTGATCGCATTACCGATGAAGTCATACTCAGGGAGAGCAAAATCAAATCCGTTACCGCCGCCAGCACCAGCACCAGCACCGCCGCCACCGCCCTTGTTGGGGTCAAAAACATTCAGTTCGTCAAAGCCAGCGGTGTAGCTTTTCAGCTTCTTGGCGGCACCGGCAGCGTCATCGAGGTTATCTGCCAAAGCACCGGCACCAGCACCGGCAGACTCGATACCGCTGTAATCTACTTCGGTCATCTTGAAGCCGAAGAGAGCGGCGATTGCGTTTGCAATCTCCCGGATGACCTGAACCACGGCGATTGCATAGGGCAGTATGGCGTTCAGAGCGGGAATGAAGATATTGCCGATAGCTCGTGCCGCCATAGAGAACTGTGCTTGCAGGATACGAAGCTGGTTTGCGGGAGCTTCCAGCGTTCTCGCCAAGTCACCCTGAGCCGTAGTCACCTGGGTCATGATTGCGTAATAACGCAGCTCTGCCTTTTCAGCCTGGGTCATGGACGCAACGCTCTTGTCAATGCCGAGGGCCAGGGCGGTTGCTTCCAAACGGGCTTGCGACAGGTCATAACCCAACCGGCGAAGCGGTTCCAACTCACCGGAAATACCGGATTGTAGCTTTTGCATGGAGTCCTCAACAGAGATGTTGAAGAACGAACTGAGGTCATAGCCGAGCTGGGTCAGGTTCTTACTCATGATCTCGGCTCGGTCTGCGGTGTTTCCGAAACCGGTCAGAAGAGTATTGAACACGCCCTGGTTTCTAATCCAATCAGAAAGGTCAATGCCCAAAATGTCACTGACCGTCTGACCAAATCTCAGAGCTTCGTCCGCACCCTTGCCCATAGCGACCTCAAACAAGTTCATGTTCTCCTGGAACTCATTGGACTCGTTGATAGCAGTTCCCAGCAAAGAAGCAATGCGGCGTAAACCGTAAATAAACGCAGAGAACTTAACTCCACCCAATACCTGACCAAACAGGCCGGTATGCTTGGTAGCGTTATTCATTTTCGCATTGTACTTGTCGGTACTGGCAATCAGCCTTTGGATTTTAGAGGGAAATGCGGAAAATCCAGCAGATACCTTCGCCATTTCATCAGCAAACGGCTTCATAGCCGCCGCCAAATCTTTCATCTGACGGGTGAACTTATCCAGATCAACCTTTTCCAGCTCTTCGACTACCGCCGGTAGCTTGGCAAGCTGGTTGGTGAAAGAGGTCAGTCTTGCCCGTCCCAATTCGCCCAGCGGACGCAGACCGTCAGCCAAAGTAGCCAGCTTATCCCCGTCCGTCCACTTCAACTGAGCCAGCGCAGAGTTCAGCTTGACGATGGAATTAGTGGTGGAACGGAAACCGCTGAGGTTATTTAAGGCAGACAAAGAGGTGGCAAGACGATTGATTTTCTGAGAAGCGTCACCGGTGTTCAAGCCTTTAAGAGCATTGGTCAGCTCACGAATACCCTTGGCGGTCTTGCTCAAATTACCCGCACTACCATTGGCTACGGTTTTTAACCGGTTCAGTGTGGTAACGAGAGAGGTTAGGCCCTCTACCGCCTTGGAGCTATCGTTTACGATCTCAAACTCTAAGCCCTGAATTTCAACATTGTCAGCCATCTACACCACCACCCTTCTCTTCAAATTTCTTATTGATTGCTAGAGCAAAGGTTTCCATATACGCCTTTGCCTGATTATCGTGGTTTTCCTGAACTTTTTCTTGCTTTTCCTTGTCTTGTCTATTGAACAACTCAAAGGGTCCCTTGCGATAAGGAGTAGGTTTCGTACCCTTCTTAGCAAAGGCACGAAGAACGGGAGCTGCGTCTACCAGAGCTTCATAGAAGTAGGCTCCTTGCAACCATGCGTCCTGATTGCGAAGGTCTTGCTTAATCTGTGCGGCTTTCCGATAGTACCGAACCAATTCACAATCCATGTCCCAATACTGTTCGTAAGTCATTCCAATAGACAAATAATAAGGAAACACCTGATTGAATTTTTCCGTGTAAGCAAAACGGGGAGCGGGGCTTTCTCTGCCGCCGCCCCCCTCGTTCTCGGAAGGGTGACCGCTTACCAGCCAGCCTTCCAGTCCAAGTTTCCCTCGCCGTTCTCCTGCTCAGGTTCATCCAGCAGAGTAGCAATCGGGTCGTTATACATCTCGACCAGCTTGGCAATAAGCTCGTCCTTGTTGGTCAGACGCTTGTAAATACTCTCAACCACCTCCGGCTTGACAAACCGGTGATGGGCCATGAAAGCACCGGCAAACAGAGCCGGAAGCATGGTCATGGGCTTTTTGGTAACATCTTCCGCAATGAAGCCCTGACGCTCCATCTGAGTAACAGTCTTACGGGTGTATTCCAGAGTGTAGGTCACACCGGAAGCGGGGTCATTGATAATAAGCTGCTTTGCCATGATAAATCCTCCTTATCAAATCGGCATTTGTGATTTAGGTGTCAGAGAAAACAATGGGAGTGGAAGGGGCAATGGTGATATTCATATCAACAACCTCATTCACACCGCCGCCAACGGGATACACGGACAGCTCACCGTCAAAGGCAAACTTGCCGTTGGAACCATCGGGGGTCAGATTGCCGGGAGTGCCAGTAGCACCAAACCAAACGGCATAGCTCTCCTTCTTACCTTCCAGAGCTTTGAGGGTCTTGAAAGCCGTCATATCGTAGTTAGCGGTGAAGGACAGGCCATCAAGGGACTGAATACCGGCAATATAGGTCTGCATATTGTCAGACAGAGTGGTGGTTTCCAACATTTCGGGGTCACCGCCGAGATCGGGGAACTCCTTAATGTCCACCAGCTTTTCATAGGTGGAACCGGAAGAGCCTTTCTTCATCAGAAAAACCTTATAAGTGGAAATAGCCATGATTTTACCTCCTATACATCGTAGTTCCGTCAGTAATTGCGACATATCGTGCAACCAGACGGTAGATTGTAGCGTTTTCCATGTTGGGGATAGGGGAGAGGGAAATGCGTCTGAAATTTCGTTGATACATCATATCATCAATGACTTTCATAATGCTCCGACATTCGGTTTTCTTGCCGGAAGCCTTGTCGGAGTACACATTTACCTCATACATCAGTGTTGCAAATCGCTCTGCTTCGTTGGTGTCTAAATGCTCTACACTGAGATAATTGTCCTGCTCTACAAGGCTCACATGGGGGAAACCTTTCGGGGCATGGACATAAGAGCTGCTTACAGTCACACCGGGGAACTGTTTTCGCAAGGCTTTCGCAATCGGCGTGAATACCTGATTTTCAATGTCGATCACGAAAATACCTCCTTTGCGATGAGCGAAATTCGCTCTCTCAATTCCTTAACCGTTTCGTACATGGGCATATTTGCGGGGTTACCTTGGGTGATAACTACCTCTTTGCCGTTGGGTTTCACTACGGTCACACCGTTTGAACCAGGCTCACCGTAATAACCCCATTTCTGTTGAGAGCCATGCCCCATGCCGTATTTACCCCGTTCCATTCCGTGCGCTTGTGCTTCCGGGTGGTCATCGGGATATACGACACCGGTACCAAACTCAATGAATAAGACCGCACGACCGAGGGCTACGACCGATCTTGCGTTAGGCCCACTCATTTCAACGGACACAGACACATCGTTTGTGCCGTCATATACGGCTTTTCCAAACTTGACGGACGCAATCTGCAAACCTTCCTGAGCCAATCGGTCAAGGAAAATCTCAGTTCTCTCTTTAAGCCACCGTTGATAGGTTTCGACCTCTCGAATTAACTGGTCAATGCCCTTGCTGGAAGGAGGGACGGAAATCTTCTTTTTCACGACACACTCACCTTCGATACAGCGTAGGAAATCGAATTGAGGGACTTTGCAACCCGTTTTACGATGTAATCATAAAGAGGGGTTCCATCTTTTCCGTATTCCGGCTGCTTGTCGATAAAAAGAACGGTATTCTCGTCAATAGGACAAGAGAGATCGTCTGTAACGATAACCTTGTCATACCCAGCCAGATTTCCAAACTGCTCCACCTGAGCCGTTCCGGTTGCCGCAGACACATTCATGAACTGCTCTACCGCTGGTTTATAAAAAACCTTCGACTCTCCGGTTTCATTGCCGTCCTCGTCCAGAATGGGTTCCTTGCGGTCATACAGAAGGTACCAGAACGCCGTCTGGTTGCGTTTCAGTGTCCTCATGGGGTAACACCCCCGGATCCAACCAAACCAGCACAGGGGACGATTTCACGCATAAGAGAAGGTGGTACATCTCCATCTTCATAAGATCGAGAAATACCGTTTTCCCCGTGTGCGGTCTGTCCTTCTGCACCACGCTTATTCAGGAGATAAACGGCAATCTCAACCTGAGTGTGAGCGTATTTGTCAGGAACTACGGTTTTGGTGTCATCATAGGGGTAAGCCCGTCTGAGGATTTTATTACCGGCGATAGAAAGGTAGGTGGAAACCACAGTATCATCCTTCTCACCGGTCATGGATTTCACCATCGTCAGCTTTTCAGAGTCAGTCATGGTTTTCACCTACCTTTCAAAATCTTAGGTTGCAGCCTTGGTCACAACCGGGTTCTTGGTGTCATTGGCAATGAACACGCTACGGCTGTAAGTGGGAGCGGTAAAGCTCTGAGCAATGCCGGTAAACTTACCGTGATACCACTCAGGGCCGTGGTCAAGACCGATCTGACCGAAGAGCTGATACTTCTTGCCAGCACCCGTCTTAGCCAGCTCTTCCAGGAAGAAGTTACCCTTGCCGGGAACAGGCTGGAACACGGGAGCAAGAACATTCAGGTTCAGCAGCAGAGCGGTACCGGCGGGAAGACACTCGCCCAGGTACAGATAGACCACGCCAATGGGAGTGACTACGCTGGACAGTGCAATACCGTTGATCTCACGAGCGGCAGGAACAACAGTCAGACCATTCTGAACAGCGTCAGCGTTGACCTGGAACAGAGTGGTAGCGTCACACCACAGGCACAGGCCATCGGTAGGAGCGTTAGCACCGTAAATCTTCTTCACCATATCGGCAATATCCCACAGGCCCAGGGGCTTGCTGGACATAGCCTTGGTATTGGTGGTGATTGCAGTCACCAGACCACGGGTTTTGTTGGCCTGATCGTCACTGGTAGCCTTAGCATACACACCGTTAATGAAGGTGTACTCAATATCCCGGTTGATCTTCTGCATTTTCGCAGCAACCTGGAAGTCCAGCTCGTTCATGGGATTGGCCTGCTGATTGGCAATGTTAATGCCGCTCAGAGTACCCATGTTGGACTCCTTAGCATAAGACACACCGACAGACTCATGGAAAATCTGGGTCACATTGGTCTTCTGGGCACGGGTCACGGAAGTAGCTTCGGGAGCGGTCAAAGAAGCGTTCTCAGTAATCGCAGGCTGAGAACCGGTACCGCCGCCCTCATACTCCTGACCGGTCACGAACTCAACATGGTTGGTAGTCTTAGCACGACTACCGATAATCGCACTCAGAGGGGTGCGAGTGTTGCCCTTATTAAAGAGCATACCGGAGTAATTCAGAACTCCAAAACTGGTAGCAATAGCCATAACAATTCTCCTTTACTCATTATTCGCCTGAACTTCCTCTTCGGCTTTCAGGCGGGTGTAGTAAGCCACAGCAGAGTAATCACCGTTCTGCCGAGCTTCCTCAATCTTCTTCTGGTAATCCACCTCACCGGAACCACCGGCACCGGGAGTGGGCTTAGGGGTCTTTTTCAGAGCGTCAGCTTTGACCTTCTTTGCGTAGTCTTCCAGGAACTTACTCTGGTTGGCAAAGACCTTGGCACTATCGCCCTCAGCCATAGCCTTGGCGGTATCCTCAGCAAGAGCTTCCTCATACCCCTGGGCAATGTACTTAGCTTTATACTCGGAAATGCGCTTGGCTTCACGCAGCTCAGAAAGCTCCTTTTCCATCTGCGTCAGCTTTTCAGCGTCTTCCTGCTTCTTCTTCTCGTCCTCGGAGAGAAGGGCGTTGTGCTTGCGCTTCCACTCAGCAGCTTCGGAATTGGCCTTGGAAACAGCGTTTTTCTGCTTTTCCAGTTCGGCAAGGTTGTCTTCATACTCGAAACCTTCCAGAGCCGCCAACTTCTGTTCGGGGGTCATATTCTCATAACCCGCAATCTTACTGGTATCAATCTTTGCCATAATGACTACCTCCTGCGTTTTTTGGGTGTTCACTCACCACTGATTTCTGTTTTTGGTAGGGTTTTCTCCCTGTTGCGATTAAGGTCTTCCCTGACCATTCAACGCCTTACGGCGGTTAAACCAAAATAAAAAGGACTACCGGTAGAGACATTTAAGTCCTTACCAGTAGCCCGTAATGGCTGTTGCCGTTATCTCGATATAACGACCTCATATTTCTTCTTGCTGTTGGTTTCCCATACGATTACTCGTCCGTTTCGGACAGCAATCTCAACTCCCTTACCACGGGAGAGGATTTCATTGATCTCCTGTACCGCTTTTGCCGACAGGCTGATTGCCAGGTTCATTCCCGTCATCTCCCTCCGCTTTACTATTCTTTACAAGCTCCTGTGCCTTTTTCTCCTGCTCTGCGACATATTCCATGCTCATTTTGTAAGCAACCTGGGGGTCGGAGAACATACCACAATGGATAAAGGCCAAAATGGGAGCGATTTTGGGATTACTCAACATTGTGGTCAGCACATTGGCCTTTTCCGCAATGTTTTCATAATTCCGGCGGGTAAAGCGAATGTCAACGGCAGAGAGCTTCAAGTCCAGACCACTCAAATCCCGGCAGATACGAAGAAGCAGTTTCAGGAAACTCTTCTCAGACTTCTTGAACATCCGCTCCGAGTCCTTGGCCCTGGCTTCCGCTGCCGACCAGCCATCACGCATGATGACCGCCGCTCCGGTATCGCTGGTGGAAGAACCGCCATTCCGGTTCGGCATACCGCAGATCGTCAGGACGATATTATACATACTGTCCACAAGAGTCTGCGTCTGCGTCTGGTTCAACTCCGCAGTCAAATACTCGATCTGAGCCTTAAACTGAGGGTCAATGTCTTTGTACTTAATTGCACCCTCTTCCCGCAACCGCTTATAATCTTCCGAAGAAATATCAACATTGTGGAACAGCATAAGAGCCTGAACAAACTGCTCCACACCGTCAATGCGGTTAGACTCGGTGGTGTTGATAGCGTCCAGAAGAGGGAGGACGATTTCAAAAGCACCAAGGCGAGATTTGTTGGCGGGATATTCGATAATGGGAATACCCAAAATCTGTTCGGTGCTGTAACGAACAACCCAGGTGTCCGACACCTGATAGAAATGATCGTGGGTGTAACAGCTAAAAATCAGATTACCGTTTTCATCTGCCACATAGCTGACACCCATCATGGGCCGGTTGCCCAGGGCCGTGGAGTACACCACGAAGGTGTACCGGGGGTCAGCGGTGAAGATTTCAAACGGGGCTTCATCCTCGTCACCGTCAAAGGTTTCATCAGGAAGGACAATGCGGTAAGAGGTTCCGCAGATATACCACCACTCAGCCAGTTCAGCGTCCTCAGACGCTTTATCTTCCGAGAGAGCGTAATCATTCAGCTTGGTAACCGCTTCCGCAATGTCAGCGTCATCCTTCCGGGCCACATACTGAACGGGTTCCCCCATCAGATAGCCCACTTTGAAGGAAACGATCTCGTTGGCTCGGTTCTCCACAACCTTGTTGTTGATTTCTGGCCGAACATCCTTCTTGCGGTACAAAACGGGCTGATCGCCCTTGTAATAGCGATAGAGATAATCAATCTCAGCCTTGTTTTGGAGGTGAACCGTTAAAGCCTTTTGCAGAACAGAAGTGATGTTGCTCCCGTTGATTTCTGCAACATCGGTGTAGATAATTCTACGACCAAATAGGGCCATATCAGCGCATCTCCTTTCAATCCATTCTCTCATATCTCATAGTATCATAATCTCCTATGGTTGTCAACCAATAACTCTTTATAATACCATTGGAGATTTCAAAAAGCAAGTATCAGCACGGGCGTTTGAAGACCTCTGGTTTTGTTCCGACTCTCATACGTAGCTCATTTTCCAGCATGGCGAGAGAGTCCGGTGCGTCATCATGAGGAACCTTGCCGCTTCTGGTGTAGGTGGTCAGTTCCTTCATGAAGTTCCAGTATTGGCTTCCTCGCTTGATGGTGGATGGGTGTCGGAAATAGAAATTCCGCTTGATATTGTCAGAAGCGAACTCAATGCGGGTCTGCTTGTTGGAGATCGTGCGTTTGGTGCGAATACTGATCGAATACCCACGCTCACGAATGATCGTGTCAACATCCCTGGCGTAATACTGACCGGCGTTGTTGCTCTCGAATACGGCTTCTGACGCTTTATTCTCGATCAGACACTTGGCACACTCCGGCTTGGTCACCTCTGCGGGAGAGTCATCGAACACCACATCCACGATATACACATCATTGCCGTAAATCTTCGCTACCGGCATGGAGGTGGAGTCAGAGCCGCTTTCTGCGGTATCTCCCACGGCAAAAGTAGCGTCTGCGTCCCGGTCGGGGAGATTGAAGAAATAATTCAGCTCGTCCTTGTTGAACAAAAGACCCTTGGCTTCAAACGGCTGCTGCTGGAACTCAGACTCGAACTGCTCAGAAGACAAAAGCTCTCGCTGCTCCCGAAAATAAGCGGTAGTGAATACTTTCTTCCCGTCCCGCTCGTACTCATAATTGCTTTCATCGGTAACCAGGTCGAGAGCTGGAATTTCGATGGCTTTCCACTCCCATCCCTCACGCTGGGCGTGTTCCTGAATACGACCAATAGGGTCATACAGGGAGTACCGGGTACCGGTGAAGACCATCGGCGTACCTTCAATGGCACGACCCATAATATCACCGGAAATGACCTCCCACTTGTCATCCAACCGCTGCCGGTTTTTCGCTTCCTCACGACCCTCCACACAGTCATCCAGGTAGAGAACATTGGTTGCTTCGGACAAACCCACCTGTCGAGCGTCAATGGAGCGGCACATGATGGTGGGGAAACGGGCCTTGGATTTCAGGTTGATGGTCTTATTGTCAGCGTTGGTCTGAACCAACCTGGCTTCCGGGAACACATCGTAGTAAAGATACTCGTTAGGGGTAGACAGGTATTCCAGGCACCCGTTGTAGAAACTCTTTACCAGATCGTCACCGGTTCCCTCCATCAATGTGGCATTGTCAGGGTACTTCCCGGAAATCATATTAACAAAATTGATACCTGTTTGTGACTTTCCCGCTCGTTTCGGCATGGATATTGTCAAAAGACGCAGCTTTCCGTCAAGAATGTCCTGAAAACCCTGTACCATCGGCTTCAAATAGTGCCGCCTGGGGGCATAAAACCGCTTCTCAGGCTTCCGGTCAAGCTCGATATAGGTCATGAAAGCGTCAAAATCATGGGGAGCGTCAAAGAGCAAGCTCCTTCGCCAGATTTCAAAGAGCTTACCGGCGTTTTCCGTATCACTCGCCCTGATCTGCCGAGCACACAGGTTTCTCAGCTCCTTATTGGCTTCGTGAGCCGCCTTAAACCCCTCCGTTTCCCAGCTCCGGCACAGGGAAAACAGGTCATTGTAGGCAGCAAGGTCACTTGGATGATTTTCAATAGCCTTGTGAATAACAACAGAAAGCATTTCGTAATTCATAAAAACACCTCACCGTGTATTATTCATGCGTTTACAGAGCGTTGACTTCCTGAAAGACCTTGAACAACTTGGGACTTTGAATAGCAATCCAATCCACCATTTCTTCGTTCTTGGCCCAGGCTCTATCCGGTGTAAAGCTGTTCCACATAAGTCCGCTCTCATTGAGAAAGGCATGAACCAGCTCATGCCGCAGAGTGCATTTCTCGGTTTTCTCCCTGAGTTCCACAGGTTCGTCTTTCCAATCGGGTGTGCTCTCTAAGTCCAAAAGGACGATCTTTTTCTCAGCGTCAGAACAATATCCCCCGTAGTGCATTTTATCCATGAACTCGTCTTCTCCGACACGAACCCGGTAGATAGAATACTTGGTACCGAGGATATTTACTTTTCGATAAAATCTCATGATGACCTCCCAAAATAAAAACGGACTACCCCTCTCGGAGTAGCCCGTAATGGCTGTTACCCTTATCCCGATAAGGGCCTTATACGCTCTTTGCAATCAGCTCGGCATATTCCCGGCTGTTCTTTTTGACCGTCTTCTCAATCAATCTTCCGTTGCTGTAAAGCACCTGGAAGAGAGCCGTGGTAGCGAAAACATTTCTGGTCTGAGTTCGGTTTTGCTTCACTCCGCTCAGGCCACCGGCAAAGGCACCGGGGGTACCCATGAGCAAACCGCCAACGGCAGCTCTACCGAGAGAGAAATTCTTACCCCGACTGACAGACTCCTGAGCAATGCCATCATCACACGCTACTGCTTTAACCACAGACGGCTTTCCGGTTTGTAATGGAAATTCTGGATAAGCTGCTTTGAAATCCTCGATCATGTCCGACCATTCTTTATCAGCCAAATCCCAAACGCTTTCAACCTTGTTTCCCATATTGGCAAGCGCACCGGTTAAGGTGGCATTATCGGAGCTGACAATGATTTCGGTATGACCCTCTTGCTCTTTGAATAAAAACAGAAAGGGGAGAGAACCTTTACCCATGCGGAATTTCGTTTTGACCTCAATGCTCTCCCCAGGACAATCCTGCTTGATGGTGCAGCTCTTTTCGCAAACCGACCTCACAAGGGAATGGGCTTCTCCTGCCGTCATCGGCAATGAAAACTGGTAGTAAGCCATATTAACCCGCCTTTCTTACTCTATCATACCATGTAGACCGACTAATACCAAGCTCCCGGCAACAATCAGCCACCGTCATAGAACCCTCTTTTTGTTTTTGAGCGAGATTTTCAAACACCACAGGGTCAACATATTTGCTTTTACGCCCTTCTTTCCAGTTCGGGTCATGTTCTCTTTTATGAGCCTTACCCATAGAAGTGCGTTCTACAATCATATCCCGCTCGTACTCGGCAAAGGCCAGCATAACTGTGACCATGATTTTGCCAATTGGTGTGTTATCCGCTATACCCATGTTTAGGATATTGACCTTGACACCCCGCTCCACCAAATCCCGCACCAACAAGGCACCTTCCGGGGCAGTCCTGGCAAATCTGTCCAGCTTGCATACCACCATTTCGTCTCCCGATTTCAACTTAGAGAGAAGGTCATCGAACCCAGGTCTCTCCATGGTGTGTCCGGTATAAGTGTCAAGGTAGATGTTCTCACGCTGAACACCAGCCGTCATCAACCTATCGACCTGATCTTCGAGAGACATTCCATAGAGCTTCTGCCCACGGGAGCTGACTCGACCATAGCCGTATCTCATTTTGACTCACCGTCCGCAGAAAGAAGAGCGTCCAGGTCATACTTCTTGTCTTCAAGCTGGTCGATTACGATTTGGTCAGCTCGGCGAGGGCCGGGTTTACGCTCCTGAACCACAATCTCATAACCCAAGACATTCAACATTTCAACTGCGCTGTTGAAGGACAGATTCTCGCTCCGAAGACGGGAGCTAATCTCATTGCCCCGCTCCTTACCCAGAGACTTCGCCATGGTCAGCAGGGAAACATTCTTCTCTTTCATGATATTGCGAATGGCTTTATTGATAAACAT